GGCCAGTTCTCCCCCCGCCTGAGCACGCTTCCCGGCTTACCGTCCTGGGATCGGCGGGTGATCCCTGGTGAAGACTGCCTGCGACTGCGGTCGGGTGATCGAGCAGCCGGTGACTGGCCGGCGTCGCTCCAAGTGCGCGGTGTGCTCGCCGCCTGACACGCGGAAGCGGACTGAGCGTCACGTGGCTTCGGTCCCGTCGGGGCCGGCGCAGGTGGAGCTCCCCCCGGGCGAGGTTGAGCGCACCGTCCGCGAGGTTCTCGCTGCAGCGGACGGCCTGCACACCGTCCCCGGCGTCCTGGCCGTCCGCCTGGCGAAGCAGCTGGACGCGGCGACCGGCGCAGCGACGACAGCAGCCCTCGCGAAGCAGATCGACGAGCTCACCGCCAAGGCCATGATGGGCAGCAAGCCGCCTCCAGACTTCGTGGATGACATGGCGGCTCGCCGCGCAGCCCGTGAGGGCGCATGACGACGACCCTGACGGCCCCCCCGGCGTGCCTGTGGGTGCCGCCGGGTGCGACTGGGAACTACGGCGATGACGTGGCTGAGGTGGCGGAGAACATCGGCCGCCCTCTGGTGCCTGCGCAGCGCGCCGCAGTCGATGCCCTCACCTCCCATGACAGGCGCGGCCGCCTGCTGACTGTCGAGGCGGGCGTTGAGCTGCCACGCCAGAACGGGAAGACGGGCGCGATCCTGCTGCCGATCGTCTTGTGGTCGATCCTGACGAAGCCGGATAACTTCGTGTGGACGTCGCACCTGCTGGACAGTTCGGCGAAGAGCTTCCACGAGCTGGCGGGTAAGCGCCCGGACGACGACGACGGCCTGATCACAACCTGTGACTGGCTGCGTCGCCGCGTCCAGGCCCCGTCGTATGAGAACGCCCAGGAGGGCGTCACCTTCGTCAACGGTGGACAGCTGGACTTCCGGGCGCGATCGAGCAGGCGTGGCCGCGGCCCGAGCTACAGCACGATCGTGTTCGACGAGTGGTTGTTCGGTGAGGCTGAGCAGGCGTCGGCGGTCCTGCCGGCCCTGGCTACGCGGTCGATGGCGGGTTCGGCTCGCGCCCTGTATGCCTCGTCGGCGGCATTGAAGGCGAGCAAGCATCTGCGCCGGCTGCGGGCCCGGGCGCTCGCGAAGGACCCGACCCTCACCTGGGTGGCGTGGTGGTCGCGGGGTAGCTGGGCTGACCCTGGCTGCGAGGCGGACGACTGCACCCATGAGGTGGGTTCGGTCGGCTGCCAGCTGGACAACGAGGCGCGCTGGCTCGAGGCGAACCCGCTGCTTGAGGTGTTCACGTCGTTGTCGTTTCTGCGGTCGATGCGGGCGACGATGTCGCCGCGTCAGTTCGCCCGGGAGTTCATGGGGTGGCAGGAGGACGGCGAGGACGCGGCGGATCCGCAGGTGTGGGCGTCGCTGTTCGACAAGGATTCGACGCCTCTGCCACGGCCGGTGGTGCTGGTTGTGGACGTCGATTCGGGTCAGCGGAGCGCGTCAGTGCTGGCGGTGGGTAAGCGTGCTGACGGCCTGGCGCATGTCGAGGTGCTCGCGGCCCGCCCGGGTGTGGATTGGCTGCCTGAGTTCCTGCTCGACAAGCAGCGTTCGACAGGCTCGCCCATCTGGCACCTGGCCGGGCGTCACCCCGTGGCGTCGGTGTTGCCGTCGTTGAAGGGGCTGCATCTGCGGCCGGTGCCGCCGGCTGAGTTCGTGGCGGCGTGCACGCGGGCGGCTCGGGTGATCGAGGACCGGGGCGTTCGCCACCGTGGTGACCCGCAGTTGACATCGGCGTTGGCCCGTTCGGAGACGGCCCCAGCTGGTGATGGGTCGCGGGTGTTGTCGCGCACGTTGTCCGAGGGTGACGTGTCGCCCGCGTTCGCGCTGTTCGTGGGGCTGTGGGCTCTGCCGTTGGGCGCCACCTATGACCTGATGTCGAGCGTTCGTTGAGGGGTGGTGGCTCGACCGGTGGCTAGATGGTGGAAGCGCCGCCCGGCGGCTCGGCACATGGCCGGCACTGAGGTCGAGGCCCGCACCTTGCAGTGGCCGTTCGATGTGGGCCCGCCGTCGGCGTACGGCCCGCGGGGCGACTCCCTCGACGGCGCCCTGTCGTTGATCCCGGTCTATGCGGCGGCCCGGCTGCTGGCCGACTCGGTGGCGTCGCTGCCGCTGCAGACGTACCGCAATGTGGGTGACCACGCGGTGAAGCTGGGGACGCCGTCGCTGTTCCGCAACCCGTCGGCGACGGGCACCCTCTACGACTGGCTCTTCGCGTGCATGACGTCGCTGGTGCTGAAGGGCAACGCCTACGGGCTGGTGACGCAGCGGGACGGGATGCAGTTCCCGACGCTGATCGAGTGGCTGAACCCCGAGTGCATCTACGTCGACGAGAAGACCCGGGCGGGTGTCTACCACTACGAGGGCCGCGAGCTGGCCCGCGAGGATGTCCTGCACCTGCGGGCGTTCACGGTGCCGGGCCGACTGCAGGGGGTTTCCCCGATCGGGGCGTTCGCCTCGACGATCGGGGCGGGTCTGTCGCAGGTGCAGTACGGCGCGGACTGGTTCGCTGCGGGCGGGTTCCCGCCGGGCACCTTCAAGAACAGTGCGATGACCGTCGAGGAAGAGGACGCGGACCGGGTGAAGGTCCGGTTGTCGAACGCGATCCGCTCGAGGCAGCCGCTGGTGTACGGCTCGGACTGGGACTACACCCCGATCTCGGTCCCGCCGTCTGAGGCGCAGTTCATCGCGGCCTCGCAGATGACAGCGACGCAGATCGCCGCGGTCTACGGCATCCCGGCTGAGCGGATCGGTGGCGGCACGGTCGGCGGTTCACTGACGTACAAGAACCAGGAACAGGACGAGATCGCCTTCCAGGCCGGGACGATCCGGCCGTGGGTGACGCGCCTCGAGCAGGGGTTCTTCGGCCTGCTGCCTGAGCGGCAGTACGTGCGTTTCAACTTGAACGCGACGGTCCGCTCGGACCTGAAGACCCGATTCGAGGTTTACCGGATCCAGCGTGAGATCGGCTTCGCGAACATCGACGAGATGCGCGCCCTCGAGGAGCTGCAGCCGCTGCCCGAGGGTGAGGGCCAGGACTACGAGCCGCTCGCCGCGCTGATCGCCGAGGATCCGGCCGAGGACCTGACGGAACCACCTGAGCCCGGAGACGGCGGCGCGCCTGCGCTGCCAGCAGCATGACCAACCGAGAGGAATCCCGCGCTATGTCATCGGTAGAGCGCCGCTACACCCCGCTGCCGGTTGAGGCGCGGGGCGACGGAACGAAGATGAAGATCGGTGGCTACGCCGCTGTCTTCAACCGCGAGTCGCAGAACCTGGGCGGCTTCGTCGAGGTGGTCCTGCCGGGCGCCTTCAACGACTCGAAGTCGCGGGGATGGCCGGACGTGATGGCCCGCTACAACCACGACGACAACATGCTGCTGGGCACCTCGGGTGCCGGCACCCTGACCTTGGGCGTGGATGCCTCGGGCCTGGACTACGAGGTGAACCCGCCCGCGTCGCGGGCCGACGTCTACGAGCTGGTGACTCGCGGCGACGTCCGCAAGTCCTCGTTCGCATTCCGGACCTTGCAGGACGACTGGACGACGAACGATCAGGGGTATCTGCTGCGGAACCTGATCTCGGCGCAGCTGGTCGATGTGGCACCGGTGAACACCCCGGCCTACACCGACACCTCAGCGGGCAAGCGCTCGCACTTCGTGCTGCCCGAGGCAGAGGAGGCCCTGCGGTCCCTGGCCCGCAAGTTCGAGGCCACCGAGGCCGAGGTGCGTTCGATGGCCGAGGCCGACGACCTGCGCCGATTCGTCGTGCGCACCGACAACCGGGGGCCGGGCAAGCCGACCACCATGACCCGCTCCGCCGCCGCGTCGATCCTGGCGCAGCGGATGTCGGAGCAGACGACGTTCTGATCCTGCTCGACCGGTAGCCGCCCTGGGCCAGGCCGCGAGGCCAGTCCGTCACCGGCTCCACTGCTCCACCCGCTCAACCAGATCCGTGGGCCAGGTCCGACCAGTCCGCACGCGCACCACCGACTGATCCCCCCTGATTCCCACGGAAGGAACTGGCATGTCCGAGATTGCCAAGCGGCTCAACGAGCGCCGGCTGAACCTCGTCAACGAGATGCGTGCACTCGTCGACAAGACCGTCGAAGAGGCCCGCGACCTGGACGGCCCCGAGACGGGCCGCTACCAGAAGATCAACGAAGAGATCGGCGTCATCGACGAGCGCCTGAAGGGCGTCCTCGACCAGGAGCAGCGGGCCAAGGACACCGACGCCGCCTTCGACGCCATCGGCGGCAAGCCCGTCACGGGTCGCGCCGACGACGGCTCGAAGCCCTCGACCGCCGACCAGCTCCGGAAGTTCTTCGCCGGCGAGTCGGGCCGCTCCATGGAGCTCAAGGCCCCGAGCATCACCGACTACCGGGCCCTGTCGAAGCTGACGGCAGCCGCAGGTGCCAACACGGTGCCGACATCGTTCTACGACCGGCTGATCGCCCACCTGATCGAGGTCAGCGGCGTGATGCAGGCGGCCCCCACCGTGCTGAACACCAGCTCGGGTGAGTCCCTGCAGATCCCCAAGACGACCGCGCACTCGACGGCGGCGATCGTGGCGGAAGCCGGCACCATCGGCACCAACGAGCCGACGTTCGGTCAGCTCACCCTGGGCGCCTTCAAGTACGGCGACCTGATGCAGGTTTCCCGCGAGCTCGTCACCGACACCGGCGTCGACCTCGAGGGCTACCTGTCGATGCAGGTGGGCCGCGCCCTGGGTAACGCGCTCGGTGCGCACCTGCTCACCGGAACCGGCACCGGTCAGCCTCGCGGCATCCTGACCGACTCGACGCTGGGTGTCACTGGTGGTGCGGGTGTCTCGGGTGCGTTCACCGCGGACAACATGATCGACCTGCACTACTCGGTGATCGCCCCATACCGGGCGTCGCAGTCCTGCTACTGGATCACCAAGGACAGCTCGCTCGCGACGATCCGCAAGTTCAAGGACACCACCAACCAGTACATCTGGCAGCCGTCGCTCGTCGCCGGTGCGCCCGACATGGTGCTGGGCAAGCCGATCGTCACGGACCCGTTCGTGCCGGCGGTGGCACTGTCCGCGAAGTCGCTGGTCTTCGGTGACTTCTCGCAGTACTTCGTCCGCATGGTCGGGGGTGGGATCCGCTTCGAGCAGTCGAGCGACTTCGCCTTCAACACTGACCTGATCACCTACCGGGCGATCCTGCGCGCCGACGCCGCGCTGGTGGACCTGACGGGTGCGGTCAAGCACTTCGCCGGGAACGCGGCGTGACCCGGGTCAAGATGCTCGGCTCGATCAGCGGCCACGTCGTCAGCCACGACGACAAGGGTGTGGCCGTCTACGCGGACCCGCCGCAGCGCGGCGACGTGGTGGACGTCGACGCCGAGCAGGCAGCGACGTGGGTGCGGCAGCACATGGCCGAGCCCATCGAAGACTCCCCGGCCGCGGTCGAGGCCGCGGTCATCGACACGAAGCCGGCTGGCCGCAAGCCCGCCGGCCAGGAGGGCTGAGCCCCATGCGTACTCAGTACACCGCCCCGGGGGTTGCCAGCGCCCTGACGGCGGCGACCCCGAAGACCGTCCTGATGGTGAACGCACCGGCCACGTTCGGTGTGAACCTGCTCAAGCTGAAGGTGTCTTTCGACGGTGCGACGAGCACCGCCGTCCCGGCGACCTTCGAGCTGGTGACCAGCACCCTGGCCACCGCGGGCACGAACACGGCCGTGACCGTCAATCAGGTGGGCGGCACGGCCATCACGGCCGGTTTCACGGCGGGCACGAACTACACCGTCGAGCCGACCGTGCTCACGGTGATCGACCGGGTGACGATCCCCGTCTACGGCGGCACCGTGATCGAACCGTTCACACCCGGTCAGGAGCCGAACACGGGAATCTCGACGGGCATCGGTATCCGGATCACGGCGGCGGCGGCGGTCAACTGTGTGGCGACCGCCTGGTTCGAGCGCGCCTGATGGGCGCGAAGGCTGTCACCCCGGAGGCCGCGCTCGCTGCGGTCATGGCAACCGATGTGGCGATGCATGCTCTGGACGGTCACGTCCTGCAGCACGTGTCGCTGCGCAACCCGGACGGCGCCGATGCCCGCCTCGACTCGTGCCCGTGCCTTCGCGGCGCGGACACTGTCGCTGCGGGTGAGCTCGTCGAGCTGGGCGGTGGCCAGTACCTGTCAAGCGGTCGGCACAGTCTCGGTGACGTCGTCCGCGACGCCCTGAGCGCCGACAACCAGTAGCGGACGGAGGTCGCCACCGTGAAGAACTTCAGCGTCTCCACGGTGGCGACCGCCCCCGTCACCCCGACGGCGGGCACCTCGCTGACGGTCCAGTCGGGGCATGGCGTGTGGTTCGACGTCGGCATGGCCACGGTGTTCCCGGCCGGGCAGATGCCGAACCCGAGCACGGGTGAGGTGATCCGCCTCGGTACCCCGACGGGTGACACGTTCCCGATCGTGCGCGCCCAGGAGTCCTCGACGAACCGGGCCATCGGTGTCGGCGACGTCATCATGCAGGTGCCTACCGCGCAGTGGGTGGACACCGCCGGCGGCGCCTTCTTCAACGTCCGCTCCAAGGGCGCGATCCTCGACGACACCACCGACGACACGACCGCGGTTCAGGCCTCGATCACGGCGTGCGCTGCGGCCGGCGGCGGCACGGTACTGGTGCCCGGGAAGGCGTACACCCCCGGCGGTCTGACGTGGCCGAGCAACGTCACCATCATGGGCATCGGCCCGGAGGCGTCTTGGCTGCGGAAGGCGTCCGGTAGCTCGGCGATCCTGCTCGACGCCTCGGGTACGGCGACGGGCTACAACACCCACAACCACATGCAGCGGATGTACAACATCAGCCTGAAGGGGTCGGCGTCGACGGGCACGCTGCTGCGCGCCTACTACGTCGACAACATGCACCTGCGCGGCGTCTACTTCCACGACTCCACAGGCAAGATGCTCGACGCCCTCGAGCTGTGGGATTCCTACTTCCACGAGTGCACGTGGCTGACGGGCGGCGGCACGGGCCTGCAGGCCCCGGGCTCGACGACATCGGCGCCGATGGTGCACCTGCGCAACGGGATCGCCCCGTCCGGGTTCGGGTCGTCCACGGACAACTGCAACATGGTGTGGTTCGAGCAGTGCCGGTGGGAGGACTTCGCCGACGGCGCGCTGTGGGTCGAGCTGGGCGCGAACGGCGTCTCAAACCCCAACGGCATCTATGTCACACAGGGCAAGTTCGAGACCCACCGGACCCGGGCCATTCCGATCGTGACGGCCGACCAGTGCTCGCACATCCACTTCGAGGACATCGACGTGGTGCTCGGCAACTTCGACACCGCCGGCACCCCGGCGTCGACGCCGGTGAGCGCCTACCTGATGGGCGGCTACAACGCCATCACGGTCCGTGACGCTCGGTTCGTGGTCTCGGACGCCAACTCGTCGATGGCCAACGGCATCGAGTTCTATGGTGCGGGCAACGGCGCGTATGCCATCGACGGCATCACGCATGAGGGTCTGGCGCCGACGAACACGGTCGTCCAGTTCGGTGGGACCTTCGGCCTGACCGATGTCGGCACCGTCTACAGCACGAGCGCCACCAACCTGTTCGGTGGCGCTCACCCGGCCAACATGTCGGTCACCTTCGCGGCGACGGTGACCCCGGACATCACGGCGAAGGCCGTCGTCCAGCGGATCACTCTCACCGGCAACATCACGGTCGGCGTCCCCACGCACCCGTTCCTGGGTGCGCGCCTGACGATGGACCTGCTGCAGGACGCGACGGGCGGGCGGACGACGACCTTCAATGCCGTGTTCAAGGTGGCATGGACGCCGACGACGACGGCCAACAAGCGCAACACGATCACCTTCGAGTACGACGGCACGAACTGGGTGCAGGTCGCTACGTCGATCGGCCTCTAGCCGTGACCACCTAGGCGAGGTGGCCCGATGCCGGTTCTGACGATCAGCACCGGCAGCAACTCCCGCACCACGATGGGCTCAAGCGGGTCGACCGGGCCCGCCTACCGGGTGCGTCCGTTCGTCCTGCGCTCACCGGCGGTCACTGCACTGCAGACGTCAGCGTCACCACCGAAGCTGATCACTCGGCCGGGTAACCCGCCGACCCTGCGACCGGTACTGATCAGGCCCGTCCCGCACTCGACGGCTGAACCGACCGTGATCCTCACCGGGCCCGGCCTGTCGTGGACGCTGTTCGGTGGCGCCCCGTTCGGTGCCGCAACGTTCGCGGTCCGTGGCCCCGTCAGGATCGCAGTTCCGCGCATTGTGAGCCTGCGCCTGACCACGGCGCCTGCCGCCTCGGTCGTGGTCCTACGTCCGACCGCCGACCCGACCGGAACCGTCGACACCCCGACCCGGCCGCTCGTCGTCCAGGTGCTCGCAGCAACCGCCCGCCCCCTGTCGACCACACTGCTGCTCGAC